TCACCTGTGTATCTCGGTTGCTCTGGTATCGTACCAAAGTTAGGAATGTTTCCAACCACACGCTCATTCTCCCAACACTTTAGAGTAATATCTAAAATCTCTTCGTTAATTTTCCATTCCACTCTAGCAAGTTTATTGCAAGCAGACATAGCGTGGTCATAACTTTTCTCGTAATCTTGGAACCACTGAACGGGCTTACCTGTTATAAACTTTTGGGGAGGCATGTGCTTAACGCTGTATCCACCACCTACTAATCCGTACCAATCTACAGGACGGTCAGGTAATGCCATCTTAAATACACGAGTCGTCTCCTTCCACGCATCAAATCGTCTGATCCAATCTTTAAATTGTGCTGTAGGTAAGACCAAGCGTTCCGGTTTGTAGCTCTTCTGTCCGCCTGTATTAAACCCGATCTCCCACAAGCCAGTTTCTATACGAATTTCTTCCAACAACCACGCACCGAGGGCAACCTTACACTTACTATCCCACAGCGTGAACCGTTCCTCTTCATAGTCGTAGAACTGCTTCAACTTCATTGCTTTACTCCTGTCATCCAACGCTAATAAATCAAGCTTGTTCGGATGCATGGTATCTAACGCTTTGTCCCACCTCGCTTGGTTCTCAAATGCTTTACCAATCTTGTACGCCATTCTACCAACAGGTAAGTTATACTGGAGGTTATCAAGGAATGTTTGCAACGCTGACGCTGCTACCTGGTACGGACACATATCCAATATAAAAGTAAGGAACAGCGGTGTTGTGTGCTCGGTGTTACCTCCAAAGGTGTACATGAAATCTTCTACACGCTTACCTAGCTTCGGAGCCATGACCCGTAACATACGCTTACTAGCGTCCGTCTTACTTGACTCCCCCTCTGCCCGTAGCTTTGCCTGTCGGTTACGATACTGCGTCCGTCCCCACTCCCTCATCCGTGCTACATGACCACGAGTCGGTTCGCTACTACTCATAGTTCTTCTCGTTCTTAAAGTTAAACCATCCAGTGTTCATCACCCGCTGTTTTGATGTACGATAAGCAATCAAGTTTCCGTTCTCGTCACGGACATATTCCCCGTTCTTATCCCGCTTAAATCCGGTTATTTGATTGTTGTTCCAAAAATAGTGGAAGCCCTTATCAATCGCCTTTTTGTCCACACGCACATCAAGTGGCAGGTCAGTTAATTCAATGTCCCAGTCGCTCATAAGCTACCTTCGGTCGCATCGCACTTGATCGCTACACTCGACAACTGCTCACGGTCAAGTAATTCCTGTCTAAGTATGTCTGCTTCAGCTTCCCAAAACAGGTCTGCTCTTTCTCGGATCGGTAAAACCTTCTCTTTTGAGCCAGTCTTCAATGGCTTCTTCGTCACCATCAAACTCTTTAATCTCTTCCAAAAGCCATTCTCTTTCTCTTTGTTCATAGTCTGCTAAATCATATGGGTTAGTACTGTTCAACCAGTTGTCATAACTATTCATCTGCTTCTCTCTCTATATTTTTTTGGAAGTCCAAGTAGTGCTGTAGCTGTACATATAAGTCAAGCCACTTTGAATCCAAACTTCGGTTCATATCGTTGTTAAAAATGTGGAACATCAGTTCCTCGGTCATGTCGATTGGGTCAAGTAAAACTTCTCGGTTATTCATAGCTCTATCCTTTCGTAATCGGATGTATTGGTGGACAGGTAAGCACCCTCTTCGGTTGTAGAGTAGGCAGTCAATCGCCAAGTGTCATCTTCTTGCCACACATTTATGTCGATGTAACCATCAGGTGTTTTAATACTACTCCACCAATCATCATCGGTAGCTGTGTTAATGTAGTTGTGAGCCAAAGCTCGTGCTTCTTGTTTTTGTTTCTCGGTTAGTTTCATAGGTATTTAATCTCGGTACATCCACGCTGTAAAGACGATGCAAACGATCATCAAGCAGAATAAGGTGAGGCTGTCCATCGGTTAGTTTTCTCTTTCTATCTGCCTGGACAACAACTCTTGTTGAAGCTCCACGAGCCTATCACGGACACTTAAATTATCAGGCATCTGATGTTTAAGCTTGAGGTAATGATCGATAAGCGTTTGTAAGGATGGTTCGTCAAGCGTTTCAAGGTGTTCTGGATTAGTGTTATTCAAAGTCATGTTGATCGCACTTATTAGTTTCGTTCTCTCGCCCCTGCAAGGTTATTCCGCAATCGGTACAAGTCTTAGTCGGTCTGTTTCGATAGTATTGTTTGAGTTTAGCTTTGATGTCTTCCATCATTTGTTCCTTGGACGCTATGTTAGTGCCACTGATCGGCAACTGACGGCACCCCCACGCAATAAATGGCATGGAAGAGCTGTGAGAATCGATTCGGTAATAGAAGGTTAGGTTTTGATAGATAAAACTTACTGACATTACAGCTTCACTCCAGTTCTATTCTCTACATCCTTAATCAGTTGCAAGCCATCCTTTGGACGACAAGCCATAGCCTTAAAATCTAGATTAGCAATCTTGCAAGCTTTACGAAGTTGTGTGAGTTGTGGTTTGGTTAAATGTGAGTAGGTAGTTTGATCGATTTTATTCATGGTTTTATGCGTTAATGTCTTGGACATAGTATTGAGTAACGCCAGACAGGAAATTAGTGAGAGCAAGAATCTTTACACCTTCATTGATGTAAACAGACCACTCTGACAGCTCATTCTGTCCGTAATCATGCCATGTCTTTTCATCATTCTGTTTTAATAACCAAAAAGCACCTTCAGTAATCTCAACAGAGTGTTTAAAGTTTAGAGGTTTACACATTTTTTCAGTGGCTGATGGATTTTGTATAGTTTTCATTTTTGATAAGATTAAGAGAATAAGATTATGCCGAGAATCAGAAACCAGCTGGCACAGCACATCAGGAAAACAAGTTTCTCTGTGATAAGGTAAGTCTTGCTAGGTTTGAGCCAATCGAGATTGGCTTGATTGTCTTTAAGTTTATCTGTGGAGATTTTCATTGGTTTTAAGATTGGATTAAACACAAGCCTGTTCAAAAGCAATATCAATTTGCTCTTCAGCGTATAAAATGTCGTTACTTATGCCGTATTCGTCTTGACCTTCAGGAGCGTCTTCATCATTAGCTAATGCCCAAAAAGCAGAATCACCTAAGACATTGCAAAATTCATCTTTAGGTGATGAGCAATCCTTTGTGTAGTGTTTGTTGTTTTCATAGAATGGCGTATCATCATCGCACATTACCTCACGGCAAGTACGATTTAACCAAGATTTGAAACGATTAAGATTAGCTATATTTGTTTTATTCATTTTGTTTTGGTTTTAAGATTCAATTATTCTGATTTCGTACATAAGTCCATGCTCTTGATCATGTAAATCAGAAAGTTTAGATTCTAAATCTAGTTTGTAGGAGACGAATTGTTTTCGAGTCTCTTCATTCCACTTAACCTTTTCAAATTCAGTGTCACAATAGCATTCCTCAAGTTTAGCTTGAAAGTTATCTATTGATCTACGTATGCGTTTTAAGTGAGCATTTAAGCGTGTGAGATTGGATATAGTATTATTCATGAGTTCACCTATTACAGAATGCTGTCAATAGCTCCAACAAAAAAAGTTCAAATGATGTTTGTATAAGTATTACTGATTGATGTTATAACAAAAGCTAATGACTACATAAGTGGAGCTACAATGGCTTATTGAGACCGAATCTCAATCTTTCAATCATTTCAATTTAAAATGAAAATAGAACTTGGAAAGCGAAAAACACATATACAAGCAATTCATGCAAATACACTAACAAGCGACAATCAAAGCTCTGGACTGATGACGCAAAAGCCTAGCAATCTCTGTTGATTTGCGAAAATAATTGAGAGCTTTTACTCTGGAATCTATCAAGTTTGCATAAGTCGTTGATAATCAACAAATCTAATTAGACATAATACATATATGGCGAAGCTAATACCCCTGGCCTATAAAATACTTACGGGTATGCGGGGGTAATTAACGCGCGCGTATATAGCGTAGGCGTTTCAGATTTTTCTGACTAAATTTTTTTAGGTAGGCGTTTCAGATTTTTCTACCAAATCTTTTTAGGACTCTTCTAATCGCTGTCGCTCTTATCGTTTTTACTCTCTTCGTTCGATAAAGACTCTTCTATACTATCCAGATACTCTTCCAATCCAGCTCTAATAGCGATCCCTATATAGTCTTCATCGGATGCTACTTCTTTGCCCCATTTAACAAGCATATCGTGTGTGCTGTCTTCCATCTCCAGGTTCATCTTAGTGTGCATCTCATCTTCTGTTGAAACGATGCGTATGATCGGTAACAGTTTATGATCTTTATCAAAGCAGTTATTGAGCATAGCGACTAGAAGCTAGTGAAGTCTTGTTCATCGTCCTCTATAGGTTCTTCTTCCGGATGGAATATAACATCATCTGTTTCAGTTAGTACAGAGAGTTTAGCGAAGTCCAGGCACCCTGCTATTGTGTAGTCGTTAATATCGTACTCACTTTTGAATCTGTATATAAGCTTTGCCAGTTCGTACTGGAAGGTGTCTGTTTGATCGTTGATATTCATTCTAGAGTTATACTACTACATAACAGATATTGTTACTAGACTTTTCGAGACGCTCTTGAGACAGTATTGAGACACCGATTCTTGACCACTGTTTAAGCGGGTTCTGAAATAAAAGCTTTACAAGGTTCCTTCGGCTATGTAATTTTATAATCACTACTTAGTACCTACTAAGAGTATTGCAAGCAGCAGTAGCAACATAAGCTATAACTGATCCCACTGCTACACCTCCTTTTAACAAAGACAACATTAGCAGATAACTTCAGTTAACATCAGATTAGTACAGCTCTGATGATTTAGCTCATACTTCGTTCTTTCGCTAAATAGTTAAGACGGTTACTAATAACGATACTTTAAAGGAAGCTTTTAAGGATAATTGTGTTTATAAATAAACCATGTAAATTAGAAGTCTAACTTCAGATTTTCAAGGTAAGCTATAACAGATATATAACTGTATTTAAACTAAGTAGGAAATTACAATATATATCTACTAAAGAGAGCTATTGGTGAACGAAGTGAGCAATAGCGATGAGAACGGAGTGAACAAGATTTGTTATTACTAAGTAAGGAGTAGCGATAGCTACGAGTTACGACCAAAGCAGTGCAGACGATCGATTAGATCGTTTATGAAAGCTATCAACAAACTTTGTTAGTTCTTCCTGTAGCAGCTCCTGTTTTCTTTCTAACATGTTTCTATCAGCTGAAGCAGCCATCTGTTCTGTCCAATAAGCAACAGCAATAGCTAAAGCATCTAATCTATCATCGTGTGTTATACTACCTCTTTCTTTCGTTATACGAGATAGTTGATGGAACAGTTGGTAATAAGCTTGTTTTTCTATTGGGTAGCTAAGAGCAGACTGATAGTCATGCTTAATTACTTTAGGATCAACAATAAGTCTATGAGCGTTAAGCACTGGTTCTAAAGTATCTATGATCCGTAGCTCCTTTTGCTTAGAGTGTCGTACCTCCTCTATTGTTACAGGGTATGTTGTTCTAAACAAAGGTTTAATAAGTTCAGTAAAGATACCATCACCAAAGTTACTTTCTACTACGATCTTGTTAACTTTGTTTCGTTTAGCTATATCAACAAGTTCCTTCAGTGTTTGTTCGCTGTACCCGCCTTTAAGACCGCCAGCTTCCGGTACATACAGATAACCATTCAGCATGCACACAACAGCGTAACCAGTCTCGTCTCCACCTCTACCGGATGGGTCAATACTCATAACACTACCTGTGTACGGTATTAAGTCACCTGTTGTACTGCTAGGTCTTTTATAACGATCTCCATTGAATCCTACATTAGGCAGAGATAGATCAGCGTTAGCTATATCAGAAGACCAAATAACTTTTTCGTAAGCAACCTCCACATCGACATCCATAACTATTAAGTCGTTTATCTTTAGTGGGTATCTGTCTTGGTCGCTAAGTCTAGGATTCAGTAAGAACTGTAAAGAGTAACCACTACGACCGTAGGATAGCTTCCTTTCCTCTAAGTCTAAATCAGTGAATCTACCAGGCTCTGTTGATGTACCTATTGTCTCTTCTGTTATGTTATCTCCTACAAAGGGCGATAAATCGTCTCCGTATATGTTAGCTACATCAGACTCCTTTGGATACTCAGAAGGCCATATAGATGCCTTGTAGCCTCTTTCTCGTAGCTTCTGGTAAACACTCTCTTCTGTCTGTGGTGTACCAAGGAATATAATCTTAGAAGTATCTAATGGTTTTATGATAGCATCTGTTTCTTTTACCTGCTCAGATAACTTATCCCTCATACCTTGTGTAGCTGCATTGTTAGCCACCTCTATATCATCGCAGATAATAATGTCAGCACGACTACCAGTTAACTGTGATGTTATACCAAGACTCTTAACGGAGGGTGCATGAGAAGCTCCGGCTGGACCAACATCAAACGATAGTTTACTAAACCTTTGATTCTCGTTAGGTTTTAAATGTTGTAACACAGGCATCTCCTGTATCAGTCGTAGCACGAATGTACTGAAGTCGTCTGCCCGGTTTTTAGATGCAGACACAACAAGAATGTTTTTAGAAGGATCAAGTAACAACTCCCACACTACATAAGCTGATGTAATCCAACTCTTCCCGCACCCACGGAACGCCATCACTATACTACGCTTAGGACCGTGCTGTAGGTAGTCGCAGATAGAGTACTGTAAGGGGGTAGGGTCCGGCAGGTTCAGATGCTTCCATACCAGGTATACGAAGTTCTTAAAGTTCTTTAACTGCGGAGGTACTGTTACATTCCGTTTGGTAGCCATCTCTCGGTATTACGGTTGTGTTTACTACGGTTCCAACTAGCGGGTGCGATCTGTAAATTATTAGGGTGGTGTAAGCCTCCTATTGAAAGGGGTACTATATGATCTACCTCGAAGGGTATCTGAAGTTTTTGGGAGATTCGTGCACAGTGTGCGTAAATTTGTTTTATAACACCCTCATGTTCTTTTGTTAAACCTTCACTAGCTTTAAGTTTTATAGCTCTTTTTTTACCTGCGTGGTATCTTTGTAATTCTTTTCCCTTATCAGACCTAAACCATTCAGCCATATACTTCTTCATCTTTGGTGTTTTTTGGTATTCGGTTTTGTATTTTTTATAATAATCTTTACCTTTTTCTGATGTACGCCACTTTTCTTTCCTAATTTTTTCCTGCTCTGATCTATTGAAAGCGTGTAAGTAAGCTCTTCTTTTATCTGTTTTATTGTATGCAGTCTGAGTAGCTATGTAATTTTTCAGTGTTTCTGAATCTCCCCATCTCTCTTTACCTTTACCCCACTGTATATAAAACAAACCATCTACTGTAGGATGTGGGTTACCTCTACTAAAAGTTCTTCTAGCTTTACCTGTTTGTAGAGCTTCTTGGTTAAGCCTTCCTTTAAGTATACCTTTAGTATGTTTATACTTTTCTAGGCTATCTTCAAATAACTCAAGCTTCAGCTGCATCGTCTTCCCCAAAGGGTACATTAATCACTGTGTTATTCAAAGCATCTAACGGTGAACCTACTCCGCTATCCATTACTATATTATTATCTTTGAGGAGTTGTCTTGCCCCATTGAGCAGTGCCGCGTTAAATTCGCCTTCGGCTTCCATTAACTCGATGCTATGTCTATATGCTTGAGCTACCTTATCGTGCAGCTTCGATGCCTCTTGGTGTGATAACATAATATGTATTGTATAGCAGGATCGTTACTGTTGTAAACAAAAAGAGGCAGCCCGATTGGACTGCCCCTTGATGATATGAGAGCAATAAAGCTTAGCTTAAAGCAGCTTCAAA